AAGAAGTGCCTTCCTCCATGACATTGTGGACAGGGCGCTTGCCGCGAATGAGATTATAGAAATCCTCACGGTATTCGGCGGTCGCTCTGGGAATGAGAGGCTTGCCGTTCTGTGCCACAGGCTTTTCAGTGATTGGAGAACTGGTGGGCTGTGCCATAGCCGCATCCCTTGCCACACGATCTTCCTCAATGGCAATCTGACGAGCCATTGCGTCTACGTCCGCGAGCATTTTGTCATAGGTGGCGTTGTCTTCTGCAGACAAAACGCCATCCTTGGCGCGAGTGTCGAGGAACGCCTTTGCAGCGTCCCACGCCTTTGCGCGTTTTTCACGCATTTCGAGTACCTTTTTCATTATCAAATACCTCCGTTAAATGTATTTACGGGCTTGCAGTTTCTGCATAGCCTCGGTGATGGAAACGCCAGTCGGCGCATCTGGATTCTTTTGCTCCGCCTTCGGAGCGGGTTTCGTGATGAGCTTGTTGAATAGCGCGTTTGTGACTGCCCTGCGGCTGAAAGCAAAGACCTCATCGTCGCTATGGTCGCGTTTGGCGTTCTCCAAGATGCCGTCCGCGAAGCCAAGCTCCACCGCCTTGTTTGCGTTCATATAGGTTTCGCCGTCCATGAGATGAGAGATTTTTGCGCGAGACTGCCCGGTCTTGATTTCATAGGCGTTGATAATGGATTCCTTGACTTCGTCCAGCATGGCAATGGCTTTTTGCATTTCCTCGGTATCACCGATTGCTACTGTGAGTGGATTGTGAATCATCATAAGCGCCGTAGGTGCCATGAGCACCTGCGTGCCCGCCATTGCGATGACTGATGCCGCCGAAGCAGCGATACCGTCAATCTTGACGGTCACTTCATGCGGGTAATCCATGAGCATAGCGTAGATTTGACTTGCCGCTACGCAGTCGCCGCCGGGTGAATTTATCCACACGACAATATCGCTGTCGCCGGACATCAGCTCGTCTTTGAACATTCGAGGTGTGATTTCATCATCCCACCAGCTTTCGTCCGCAATGGTGCCGTCGAGGTACAGGGTGCGGACGCCTGTATCCTCATCACTGTCCCAGTTCCAGAAATGCGTTTTTTCACGCGCCTTTGCGGGACTTCGTTTTGTTTTGTCCATCTGAGGTTCCCTCCGTTTCTGTTGTAGTTGTATTTGCGAATGCACCTGCGTCCTGCAGTTTGGTCATCGCACCGTTTATAAGGTAAAGGTCGCCGCCGAGGTCGGCAGGGATGCGGTCGAGGTTTTCAAGCTCTCGTATGTCATTTGCCGACATCCAGCCGTTTTGTCGAGCGGTCGCGTAGCCTGTCATGCGCGATGCATAGTCGCCGCGAAGCAGTCCGTCCACATTGAACTTTGTGAACACAGAGCGTTTTTCGCTGTCGAGCAGTAGCGCCTTGTTCATCGCTTGTTCCCAGCGGATTACCCACGGGTCGAGCGTGTATTTCACGAACTCCAGTGACTGCTGTTCAATATTAGAAAAGCTCGACTTTTCGAGGTCAGCCAGCATATGTGGCGGCACTCTGAAAATTCGAGCGATTTCATTGATCTGGAACTTGCGCGTTTCGAGGAACTGCGCTTGTTCCGGCGAGATGGCGATCGGCGTGTACTTGAGTCCTTCCTCCAGCACGGCTATTTTGTTGCTGTTAGAGCTGCCACCGAAGGTGGACTGCCAGCTTTGGCGAATGCGCTCTGGGTCTTTTATCGTGCCGGGATGTTCGAGAACGCCGCTTGGTGCCGCACCATTGGCAAAAAACTTAGCTCCGTATTCCTCGGCTGCAATCGCCAAGCCCACAGCGTTTTTCGCCATCGCTATCGGTGAATAGCCGACCAGACCGTCGTAGCCAAGCCCCAGCACATGAAGAATGTCCGAGGGAGCGAAGATAATGTCGCTTTGCTTGTTTTTGCCGACTTCCGGTGCGTCATCGCTATTTTTCCGATAACGGTAATACAGTCGTCCCTGCGAATCCCTGTCCACGGCCATGCGGTCTGGCATGAGCGGATAGAGTGCTATAACCTCGCCACGGGCGTTGCGGATAATCTGAGCATAGGCGTTGCCGGTGAGAAGCAGGTGGTTCATCATAGTTTCTCTGAATACGAAACTCGTCATTTCAGGATTTGGCTCATCATGCAGGACCCGCCATAATGGATGTTCGATGCACTTTTCCTTACTGCCGTCATCGCCGTACTTATAAACGAACAGCGGGAGTCCTGCAATTGCCTCTGAAAGAATTCGGACGCAGGAGTACACCGCTGTCATCTGCATGGCGGTCTTTTCATTTACCACCTTGCCGGAGGTCGAGCCTCCCCATAAAAAGCTGTTGCCGCTGCCGAGGTTTTTAGGCTTGTCGCGGGGTTTGAATATACCTTGTAATATGCCCATAGGCTTTTACCTCCTTACCAAATGAGCAAGCCGCGTTTGTCATAAACACTCTCGCCCGAATCGTTACCGCACCGAATTGCACGGTCGAGCGCCATAATGGTGGCGACCGCGCCGTCTATCTTTTCGGTTGATTTCTCCTTGTCCGCCTTGATATTTCCTGCAGGGTCGGTGCGGATATATATGTTGTCCATCATCCAGCGTAAGATGGGGTGGCCGCCGTGAGCGATTTTTTCCTCCAGTGTTAGCTTCATGAGTTCCTTGGTCGGTGGAGACATATCTTTAAAGCCTTGTCCGAAAGGAACGACGGAGAAGCCGAGCGTTTCGAGGTTTTGCGTCATTTGCACAGCGCCCCAGCGGTCAAAAGCTATCTCACGGATGTTGTATTTCTCACCGAGGGATTCAATGAACTGCTCGATATAGCCGTAATGTACCACATTGCCCTCAGTAGTTTGCAGAAAGCCCTGTTTTTTCCAAACATCATAATTTACATGGTCGCGCCGAACACGCAGGTCGATATTATCCTCTGGTATCCAGAAGTACGGCAGAACGCAGTACTTGTCATCCTCGTCACCGGGTGGAAATACAAGCACAAAAGCCGTGATGTCGGTGCTGCTGGAAAGGTCAAGTCCGCCGTAACAGACACGACCTTCGAGAGCTTCCGCGTCGACGGCAAAAGCGCATTTATCCCATTTGTCCATCGGCATCCAGCGAACCGCTTGTTTTACCCACTGGTTGAGGCGAAGCTGCCGGAAACTGTTCTCCTCGGCGGGATTCTGCCGAGCTGATTCAAACGCCGCCTTAACCTTATCCATGCCGACTGTGATGCCGAGAGAGGGATTTGCCTTCTTCCACACCTTGGGGTCAGTCCAATCATCTTCTTGCGCTGCGCCGTAAATTACTGGGTAGAAGGTGGGGTCATGCTTTCTTCCATCAATAATATCCAGCGCCTTTTGATGAACCTCCCAGCAGATGCTGTTCTGGTTATCTCCGGCGGTAGTGATCAAAAAATACAGCGGCTGCATTCTCGCATCGCCGCTGCCTTTGGTCATTACGTCGTAGAGCTTGCGATTCGGTTGCGTATGCAGCTCGTCGAACACCACGCCGTGAGTATTGAAGCCGTGCTTGTTGCCAACATCGGCCGAAAGCACCTGATAGATACTGCCGGTCGGCTGGAAGATGAGCCGCTTGGTAGCGTCGAGAATTTTGACACGTTTCGACAAAGCTGGACACATCCGCACCATATCCGCCGCCACATTGAAAACGATGGAGGCTTGGTTTCGGTCAGCTGCACAGCCATAAACCTCGGCGCGCTCCTCATCGTCGCCGCAAGTCAGCAGCAGGGCGACAGCAGCCGCGAGCTCACTTTTGCCCATCTTCTTTGGTATCTCTACATAGGCCGTATTGAACTGCCGGTAACCGTTGGGTTTCAGTGTTCCAAAGATGTCACGGATAATTTGTTCCTGCCAGTCAATAAGCTCGAATGGCTTTCCGGCCCATGTGCCTTTGGTGTGACAGAGCGATTCAATGAACGCCACGGCGTAGTCGGCGGCTTCTTTGTCATAGGTCGAATCATGCGCTTTGAAGCGCGTCTGTTTATATTTTTTTAGTTTGCGCAATCGCGCCGCCTCCTCTCAAATGGCATAAAAATAGACACCCTCCGGTGCCTTCATAATCTATCTGTACGAGATACAGCCCCACGCAGGGCTGAACCTCGGATATTTTCTTTGTTGCGAGTTAGTGGTTTTCGCCGTGAAGCAAAATCTCCAGCGCAAGCTGCGTATCAGGGTCGGATGGCTTGATGTCCCAGCCTCTGTCGTAGTTACAAACAACCTCGCCGTTCCGCTTGAGCATCAGCTTGCTGATTCTGCCGCCTTCGATGCCGAACTGCGAACCCTCGTCATACTGCTTCATCCAATAGTGAAAAATGCTGTCGTGAACCTTCAGGCTTCCTTCTCTCCACATGGTCGCTCCCTTCTTAAAACCGCTCGATGCGAACATTGTCGTCAGCTTCGAAGTGTACTTTGTAGCGGGTTTCCGAACCGTCGGCTTTCTTGGAAATCAGTCTGATGCCGCCTTCAAAGGCGCTGTAGGCTCGGTCGAAGCGCTCGCCCTGCGGGAGCTGGCTTTTTGCCTGTTTCAACTGCTTGTCTGTCATGGTGGGGTGTGCCTCCTTTGTTTTGTTGTACACATGATCGCTCTAAAAGCACACTATAGCAAGGCAATTCTGCGATATATACCGGCATAAACTATACGATCTTTACAGCGAATTTCGCCGCCGGAATTGTGTAGTTTACGCTTCGCCGGTGAGAATGAAATGCGCGTATTCGCGTCGATGCTCCTCCAGATACACCACCAGCTCGTAGAATTCCATGTCGTTGGCGATGCGCTGCACCGTGCGGACATCGAACATATTCGTCAGCCCAGTGTCGCGGATGGCGAGAATCTGCTTCTTGACCGTTTCACTCATCGCCGCTCACCACCTTGCAGGCGTCCTCACCGTAAGCCACGGACAGACCGCAACCGTTGTCCCACGCCACCATGACCGAGCCGATGTCGTCCACGCCGCGCACGGTGCCTTTGGTGCCGACCGGCGGCGCTTGTGGGTCGTCCATTCGGACAAGCTCCACACGGCAGCCAACCGGGTAACGCCTGCGGAGGCTCTCAACAAGCTCCTTACTCGGAAATCTCATCATCAGTCACCTCCTTGTCCTGCAGGCTCATCACGTCATCATAGAGACCGGCATCTGCATTGATGCGCTCGACCAGTTCCTGCACCTTCGGGTTGCCGCTCTTGAATGCGCCGCTTCCGGAAAGGTTGCGGAGCAGTATCTTTCGCGCCGCTTTGTACTCATCACCAATGAAGCCCAGACGGAGCAGGAAGCAGCGGAATGCGTACTTGTCATTGTCCGTATCTTTTTCCTTTGCAGTAACGCGCTTTTGAGTCTTTGCCATCTCACAAAGCGCTGTAACGAAAAGTGTGTAAGCCTTGACCGCGTCCGGGTCGGTGCCGTCCTCAAACCACGGGAACCGTACCTTCTCATCGGCAATATCAAGGTTGATGTCTTTACATCCGAGAGCCTTGCTTATGAGGCTTTTCTTGCTTTCCACCAACCGCTTGAGATTTTCGAGCGCAGTGTCGGTGAAGGAGGAGCGGGGCAATTCGATGACCAGCCCAATATCCTCATCCGGCACATCACTTGCCTGCATACCATCTTCGCCAACCTGGTCGCGGCGCTGTCTGCCAAGCCCCAGTTCTTCTTCCTCGGTCATCTGCAAATCCTCGAAGCGCGGTTCCGCTTCAAAGCCCTGCTCGTGCAGCCGCTCGATGAGCTTTTCGATTTCCTCGCTGTCGGCGCGGTCGTCGAAGCTGATCGTGCCATTCTTGTCGATGGTGAAGTAGTCCACCTCATAGGCGAAGGTAGGAGCGCCTTTATACTTTGCCGGGCAGTCCAAAATCTCTGCCATCGCTGTTACGAGTCGCTTGCGGTCGCTGCCGATCAGGTTGTACCTGAGTTCAAAATCCTTGTTTTCCATAGTGTCTGCCGCCTTTCTTTGAGCCGATGCTTCGGCTTTTGTACGTACATATATCACTCTAAAGCTTGTAAATAGCAAGACAATTCCGCGATGTATATGCACCAAATAGAAGCGGCGGCGCTTCTGTGATTCAGTCCGATTTTACAGCCACTTCAGCGTAGGAATAGGTCAGTCCGTCACGCTGGACGGATACCTTATCCGCCGCACCGACCTGCTCGATATACCGCTTCACGATAACATCACAGAACTTTTCGTCAAGCTCGATGGTGGCGCAGGAGCGGTCGGCCTGTTCACAGGCGATGAGCGTGGAGCCAGAGCCACCGAAGGGGTCGAGCACCAGCGTGTTTGTCATGCTACTGTTCATAATAGGATAGGCCAGCAGCGGTATAGGCTTCATTGTCGGGTGGTCGCCATTCTTCTTTGGTTTGTCGAACTCCCAGATGGTCGTTTCCTTGCGCCCACTGTACCACTGGTGCTTCCCGGTTTTCTTCCAGCCATATAGCACAGGCTCGTGCTGCCACTGATATGGGGAGCGCCCCAGCACCAGCGACTGCTTCTTCCAGATACAGCAACCGGATAAATAAAAACCGGCATCCGAAAAGGCTCTCCTGAAATTAAGCCCTTCGGTGTCAGCGTGGAAAACATAGATGCTGGCATCCTCCGCCATGACCGCTTCGGTGTTTGTAAAGGCATCGAGCAGAAAGTGGTAGAAGGCGTCGTTGCCCATATTGTCGTTCTTGATTTTCCCGGCGCTGCCTTCGTAGTTTACATTATAAGGCGGGTCTGTGATGACCAGATTCGCCTTGCGGTCATCCATAAGAACGGCGAAAGTTTCTGCTTTGGTGCTGTCTCCACAAACCAGCCGATGTCGACCGAGTGTCCATATGTCGCCGAGCTTGGTGACCGGCGGCTGCTTGAGCTCCTCATCGACATCAAAATTGTCATCGTGCAGACCATCCTTGATGCTACTTTTGAATAGGTCATCCAGTTCGGATGGGTCGAAGCCCGTGAGCGAAACATCGAAATCGGAGCCTTGCAGGTCAGCAATGAGTAGCGCCAGCTTATCTTTATCCCAATCGCCGGATATTTTATTGAGCGCCACATTAAGTGCCTTTTCCTTTGTCTCCGACAGCTCGACGACGACACACTCAACCTCAGTGATGCCCATATCGATGAGCACCTTTAAACGCTGATGTCCGCCAACGACACGCCCGGTGGTCTTATTCCAGATGACCGGCTCGACGTAACCGAATTGTTCAATGGAGCGCTTCAGCTTATCGTATTCGGCATCACCGGGCTTCAGGTCTTTACGTGGATTGTAGTCAGACGGGATAAGCTGCTCAATTTTCAATTTTTCTATCTGCATACGCTTCAGCCGCCTTTCTTAGTTCGTTGTATAGCCTAATGCTGGTATCCTCCCACGGGAACAAGCATGAATTGAAGTGCCCGTATGCTGCCGTATCCGCGTAGATGGCGTTACGCAGGCGCAGTTTCTCCATGATCGCCGCCGGACGCAGGTTGAACACTGACATCACAATCTCACGCAGAGCCTCGTTGGAAAGAGCGCTCGTGCCAAATGTGTCGATATCCACAGCCACGGGATCAGCCTTTCCGATGGCATAAGAAAGAGCGACTCCGCATTTATCCGCGAGGCCGCTCCAGACGATATTCTTTGCGATGTACCGCGCCATATAAGCACCGCTGCGGTCGACCTTCGTTGGGTCTTTTCCACTGAACGCTCCTCCGCCGTGGAGAGCAAGCCCTCCGTAGGTGTCTACCATCATCTTTCGGCCAGTCAAGCCAGTGTCAGCAGCGGGACCACCCTCAACAAATCTGCCGGAGGGATTGACGAGTATTTCAGTATCGTCGTCGAATGGGAAATCCTCAAAGCACTGCCAGAGCACATTCTGCTTGATATCGGAATAAAGCTGTTCCTGTGTCTTGCTGGCTTCATGCTGAACGGAAACCACGATTGTTTTCACACGCTTCGGCTTTCCATCCTCGTATTCGACCGTGACCTGCGCCTTACCGTCCGGCAGAATGCCTTTCACGATTTTATCCTTGCGGACGGTATCTACGCGTTTACAAATACGATGCGCCAGCACCAAAGGGAGCGGCAGCATCTCGCGGGTTTCGTTGGTGGCGTAACCGTAAACGGTGCCTTGATCGCCAGCGCCGATGGAAGAGTAACGTTCCTCGCTGCCATTTCTGGCTTCGAGCGCAGTGGTCACTCCTGCGCTGATGTCGGCGCTCTGCTTGTGGACAAACACAAAGACAGTAAACTTCCACGGATTGTAGCCGACCTTTTGGAGGACTTCGCGCACCTCCCAACGGATATCCACTTTGCCGTCACAGGTGATTTCGCCCGCAACGATGATTTTGCCCTTGGTCGCCATTACTTCGCAGGCGACGCGAGCGGATTTATCTTTTCTGAGACAGGCGTCCAGAATGCTGTCTGCGATGAGGTCGCACAGCTTATCCGGGTGCCCCATGCATACACTTTCGGCGGTTTTGTAAGTAGTCATGTCAATTTTTCCTTTCTATTTTCACAGCCGTGTTGCCGGTGAAATTCTCCCAGCGTTTTATGATAATGTCGCAGTAGTGCGCGTCGAGCTCCATAATGTAGCAGGTGCGGTCAAGTTGCTCACAGGCAATGAGCGTCGTACCCGCACCGCCAAAAGGTTCGACCACGATGTCGTTCTCGCCGGTGAACGCTACGATGTATTCCGAGGGCAGTGCCACAGGGAATGTGGCAGGGTGTTCCGCACGGATTTTGCCCTTTTCGCTGAGTTGCTTTGTAACCGATTCCAGACTCGTCTGCTCCGGCAGCTCCAGCAGGCTCTCCATCTTTTTGAATGCACCGGTTTCGTTGCCGCGCCGAGCGATACGGAAGGAGCCGTCCGCCTGACGTATCTTGTTATACCGACCGCCTGAGTAGATGCTTGCTTCCTTTTTACGCCACGTTGGATTAACCGGAACCGGCTCTTTGCCGAAGCAAAAAAGCCACTCATGCCGAATTGGTATCATTGCGCTTTGCTGTCCAACGCTGCCGCAGGTCAGCTTATCCCACACATTCCACGCCAGCAGCTTCAGACCAGCTTTATTCGCCGTATCGATGTAGGCATTCCAGTAGGGATAGATCTCGCCGTCCTTGCGCTGGATGCCGAGGTTGACTGCTTGCAGCGCCGTGAACGGTTCGTAGCAAGAAACAAACTGTGCGATGCTTTCAACAGACAGGTCTTTACCGCCGTTGTACTCACGCATATCGCTGTAGGGCGGCGAGGTAAAGAGTAACTTGCTTTTCTGCCCGTCCATCAGCCGAGTGACATTGCTCATGTCCGTACTGCTGCCGCAGAGCAGCCGATGCCGACCGAGTTGCCAAATGTCTCCGGGCTGGCATATCGGCTCCGTGTCAAGATTCGCGTCTGGAACAATATCCTGAACGATTTCATCATCGACGCCGAGCATGAGTCCGATCTCGCTGGTTTCGAAGCCGGTCAGCGTCACGTCGAAATCCTCTGCTTTCAAATCTGACAGCAGATTTGAAAGCTTCTTCGTGTCCCACTCACCAGAGATTTTGTTCATGGCGATGTTGAGCGCCTTTTCGCGGGTGGCATCAAGGCTCACCACGATGCACTCCACGCTGTCATAACCGAGTGCTTTCAAAACCGAAAGCCGCTGATGCCCAGAAATGACCGTGAAGCCCGTTGTCTCGTTTACGACGATGAGCTCGACGTATCCGAAGCTCTCGATGGAGCGCTTGAGCTTTTCAAACTCTGTGTCGCCCGGCTTTAGCTCTTTGCGAGGGTTATATTTTGCAGGATTCAAGTCCGACAGCTTTAATGTCCGTATGTCCACTATTTACCCCTCCTCGCAGTAAGCAGGCGCTCCATAATATCGTCCTGTGGAGTAGCACCGCTGTATTCTCCGGTACAGTTTTCCTTTACAATCTGGAAGATCTCATACCATAGGCGGTTGGTCTGGCTCATGTAGTTTTGTCCCATCGCTACATATGGGCTTTGTATTGCGTTGCCGGTGGTAGGATGCCGCGCCAAGAAACCGAAGCTCGACACAGCTTCCTCGCATTGAATCCAACGCGCCACACTCATGGCGTAACGTTCCAGAAGCTGGGGAGAAACGAGCGTAGCGCAGCCTCGTGCATTGAGCCACGTCCATGTGTTTTTATATATTTCACCAGCGGCAAGCGTCGTACCATCCTTTTGCTCCGCCGAAAGCATCTTGTTCGGCTCCGGCATTTCATAGCCTTCGAGCGCGGGCGCGTCAGTGAACTCCATCACCGTCAGCTTCCTGCCACCCGGATTACCGGCGGATATTTTATCGGCGAGAGGCTTCTTTTTGGCGCCAGCACCGACTCTGGCACCGCCTCGACAGGTACCGTCTTTCGCCATATTCATCACACTCCTTTTTAACTTGGGCTATTCAACCCTTTGAAACTGCGTTTTTCAACACGAAGCCCCACGCCGCTGTCCGC